CCATCAGCTTATCATTAACATCTGATACATTTTTAATCATACCAGATAAAACCTCAAAAGCCCTTGGGTGCTCGGACTCTCTTGCTACTTCTATCATGAGGTCAAGGCTTTCTTTGCCTTTTTCTATTAGATCATAATATGTTTGTCGCGAATAGTTATAGTCATTACTTACATTATCTGGTTCTTTTGTCATTGACTACTATCCACATGTGAAACTAAAGTTGTTGTAAAACCATAATCACTATCAGCTGAAGCGCCAAGAGGATTAGGAAGTACTGTTAACGTTGAAACTTTGACATCGCTGTCTGCTGTCAGTCCGTTTGCAACATCCATTAAATATTGTTCTGTTGTAACCTTACGTATGATCTGAGTATTTAGCACACCTGAATAGAAGTTAGCTTCCATCTCAAAGTCTAGTTGATAGACAATAGTTCGTCGTGCATCCAACGAACCTTCATAATCATCTGAATAACTCATACCTGAAAGTGTAATAGGACAATCTTCTAGTATGTCAGAATAATCACTAAACGGTTTAATTGTAATAGTATATTGCGGATTAAAGTATGGTATGATTTGTTCTACGATCTGTAGAGCTTCATCTTGAGATTTTGTAAATATGTTTAACTGCATAGAAAGAGTGTATGGAACCGGACTATATACTTTGACGCGATCACTATCAGTGAGACCAACTCGGCTGAAATTACCAGTCTTTTGTAGTTGCCTCTCAGGCGCGTACGTGTACGCCAGGATCTCAAACGACATACGTGGTAGTTTCAATGCTACTTTATTACTAGTATCTAGATCGGCATGTTCTCTAATTCTTTCAAGAAACTTAGCTTTAGGTGCATAAGAAAGCGGAACCTTCTTTGTTTGAATAACTTTACCGCTACTGTCTTTGTTTAAAACGTATATATTATTAAAGAGCGAGCCAAACATAGCAACACTTTTTCGTATACGTTCATGATAAAAATATGCATTCAACATTTATTGTACATCTCCAAACGGATTCGTTTCACTGAAATCTAGGAAACTCATAACATCATTAGTTGTTTCAAAGGTATCATTCTGTTCATTTTCACTTTGTTTTATCTCTTCGGTAACTGCTGACGGAGTTGCTATGTTATTTGAAAGTGCACCAACGACCTGTCTTCCTGTGACCGGTAAGTGGAATGCACCATCGTCTGCACCAAAGTTTACTAAATGTAGGATATTATCAGAATCACTCCAAGCCGCAACTTCACCTGTTAAAATAGTACCGCTTGTAAATGTCTGTGTAACATTTTCACCAACAGTATATCCATCAGCAGTGCCGTCACTATCCATCGTAAGAGAGACACGATATCCAAAGTCTGATTGAATACTATTAATATCACCAATACCAGTATCAATATCCTCGCCACTATATTCAAATAACTGACAACGCATCTTATATGTAGGAAGATTACTTAACTGATAAAATGGTGATTCGTGCTCAACATGTAAAATCTCAAATAATTTATTTGAAAGCTGTAACCAAATAAGATCACCTTCTTTTGGTCTTAATACTGTAATAGCATTACTAGAAGAAGCAACTGTTTGAGACCATCGTTTTCTTGCAACGATAAATGTTGCTTCATCTCTTATCTCTACACCAAACTTAGTAAATAGGTCTCCTTCACCTTCGAATCCTTCTGTATTTTCAAGATACATCTCAATTTTATATGCAGCAGCAAAGCTACTTGCAACATCTTCACCAAGTATTGTATTTTCGTTTACAATAGTTCTTGGAAGATAATAGACATCTTGCCCATAGATCTTCATTGACTCTATGATTATGTCTTCATATAGATTCTGTTCTGATTTAACTGCTTGTCGAAAATTAGGGTTTCTAGCCATGGTTTATCCTGCAAAGAAATCTGGTGGCATTTCGTGTTCTAGTCTTATTCTTTCCCTTAATTTTTCTACATCTTGAGTAGCATCATCATATATCTGTCTACCGTTTAATGTTACACCACCCGGCATTACCATACCTTCAAACTTACTTAAATTCTGACCCCATTGTTGTTTAAACAGTGCAGTCGTATATTCTTTTAACCACAGATCATTCCATACAGTCGTATAGTCTGAATCATTGATTTCTTTATAGACTTCAGCAACAAGAAATTTACCTGCTATTATATCACCGTCTGCAAAATCGCCATGGATATATAATCTATTTTGTTTACGCACAAACGTTGTTTGAGGATTTCCGTTAAGCATCATATCGATAGTACCAAGATACTGTTGCATCATGTCATAATATGCAAGATTACCCATTGTACCATGAATATCTGTCATGTCGTTCAACATCATTTGATATTTAATGTCAAAAAAGTTTGTAGATCCACTGCCAGATTGTATACTAAATAACTTTGTTACCTGAGTAATATCACTCGGTATTGTAATAAATTCATTAGTTACATCAGTAGCAGTTACTTCATGCTTTAAAAATGTACGTTGTAATGCCTCGCTGTGATATTCACGAAAATATTCAAGCGATTCATCTACACGATCTTCGAGTTGGTCATCGTCTACATTGATTTCGATAACTGGATCGCCTAAACGTCTTAGACAGTAATCAATATGTGTTTGTCTTGTAGTTGGAACTGCCATAATTTATCCTTATGCTATACCCTTATTTATACAATTTAAATTTGGGGATAACTTTATATTAACTTGCAGTGTAACCTTTACCAGCAGTTATTGCATTAGTTGTTGCTGTCATTGACTCACTACCCCAATCTGATTTAGCTTTCATTAGCTCAAGATGCTCAACATTTCTGTCTACACAGCCTTGTCTATCTTCCTTTGCTTCACCAGCCATAGCGTTTCCAGCTATTACATTTGTGATGAGTGCTATTGAGTGACCCATTGCTGTGAAGTCTTGTAGTAGTTCTGCGTCTGTTCTGTCTGTCATTTTAGTTTATCCTTCTAAGGTTGTTAGACGTGCTTCTAAAGCATCGTTCTTTGCTGATAGTTCTTGTAGTGCTTTTACTAATGGTATTACAAACATTTCACGAGATACTTGTTGAACCCCATACTGGTCTTCTTTCCACCCACCAAATTCAGATACACCTGCTGTATCTAATGCAGCTTTAACTTCTTGAGCAATAAAGTTGTGCATTACCGCACTTGTGTTCATCTCATTGTCATCCGCATTTTCTTTATAAAGATGTGCTAGTTGACTATCTGTAGAATCTAATTCATTGCTTGCTTTCCAGTTATATTTAACAGTCCTTAAATCATTTATAAAATCTAAACCTAGCGTTTGATTTGTAATGTTTTTCTTTAATCGTTCATCTGAAGAACGTGACCAGTTAGCATCTGCATCAAAGTCATTTGTAACTACATTACTAGCTTTACCAAATGAAAAGTCGTTTGATGCAGCCGTTATACTTTCACCTATAACAATAGAATATTGATTATTTCCTGCACTTATATCTGCATCATGTCCAATACATATATTTCTAAAGCCATCAGTAATATCATCCCCTGCCTGATAACCTATAGCTGTATTATAGTATCCTGTTGTTGTACTAACTAGTGTACGATAACCTACGCTAGAATTTCTTGTTCCTGTAGTGTTTGCATTACCTGCATTAGCACCAACAAAGGTGTTACTTATGCCTGTTGTTGTGTTTTCACCTGCTGCAAAACCTAGTGCTGTATTGAATGTATGACTGCCATCAGTAACATTCATATCCTGTAATGCTCCATAGCCAAGGGCTACGTTCCTATCCCCTGTTGTATTATCTTTCATGGCTTGATAACCAATAGCAGTATTTAATTCTCCTGTGGTGTTTGCAGATAATGCCGCATAACCAACTGCTACGTTGTTAGCCGCTGTGGTGTTAAGACTCAAAGCAGCTTGACCTACTGCAACATTACTAGCACCAGTAGTGTTTGATAGTAAAGAATTTAAACCAACGGCTGTGTTTTGCGAGGCGGTAGTGTTTGCGGATAAAGCCTGATAACCAACGGCTGTGTTATTCCCTCCTGTCGTAATTGCATCACCTGCAAGTCCACCAATGAGAGTGTTTTTTACGCCTGTGGTTACTGCTGCTCCTGCTTCATCTCCAATGGCTACGTTGTACATATCAACAGCAGTAGCAGGTTCTTGAACACCTAATGTGTTAACACCGATTCCAATGCTTTTGCTGCCTATAGTATTAGCATCCAAGGCTTGTAAGCCAATAGCTACGTTACGACCTCCAGTAGTTATTAATCTACCAGCATCGCCTCCTAGAATAGTGTTGTAGACTCCAGTAGTCATTGCTGTACCTGCACGATAACCAACTGCTACGTTATAACCGTCTGCTCCTGCATTAAGAGTTTTAAGTGCTTGAAAACCTACTGCTGTATTTAGACCACGAGTGTCTTCTGTAGATAATGCTTCATAGCCAATAGCTACGTTAGAAGTACTAGTTGTAAGAGCATCACCAGCGAGACCACCAA